ACACCAAGACCACTAAGAGCTGTATTAAAATCTCCTTGTTTTGCTCTTTTTTTAAACTCAACAGCGAACTCACTTTGTGGATTTTGTGTTGCGTACGAATATGCTTTTTTGAATTTGTCTTGGTCCATATTAATTATTTATGAAGTTAATAATATCTGTTGAGTCATAACTTCCTAATGTTGTCTCTGTTTCAGGAACCGAATCAGCAAAGTCTTCAGTAGATTGTCCACTAAATGATGTAACTCCCATTCCTAGTTTAAGGTCTGCTACTCTAGCCCTAGTATCAAGTAAATCTCCATAGAATCTAGATGTGTTTCTTCCTCCTTGAGCATTTGAACTAAGAAGATTAGTGAAACTATTTCCCAAAACATCTAACATGATAATAGTAACTAAGTCGTTTTGTTCTTCATCAGAGTTCATATTTGGTAGTGTTTTTTTGTAGTTATCAATATCTGTATCTGTCAAAACACCAACCTCTCCGAAAATACCACGAGCAACTGTTGGAATAAGTCCTTGAATCGCTGCATTAATGGCTGCTGCATCTGCGTCCCCACCAAGAGTTTTAATGAAGTTTCTAACACGACCCTTAACTGGTCCAGTTAGATTTAATCCATCATCTCCTTGTGCTAGGAACTCTCGTAATGTTTCCACTCCTGAAAGTGCAAGTTTAATTTGGTTTATTGATGTGATTGAACTCATATCAAGTTCTTTATCAAACTGTGAAGAACCTACAATAGCTTGGTCTGATATTTCAGCATAAGCACCATCTGCTGTTCCAATAATATCTGCAATATTAACTGGTGTATTTGCCGCACTTGCCGCATCAATCTCCCCTTGTAGTTTCTCTTCTTGTAATAGTTGTAGGTCTGACTTGGCTGCAATTGCTGAAAGACCACTTGTGTCTCCTTGAACAAGTTGTTGGTTAATCTGCGCTCCTTGTTGTGGAGTGATTCTACCATCTGAAATAGCTTGTGATACAGAGTTCATGTTAGCCGATAGCTCTACCTTTTTAATATCTAAATCATTTTGTTGTTGAGTAAGAGCTTCTTGACGACCTTCTGCTAGAGTTTTTTCTTCTTGTGTCATGTTAGCTTCCTCTTGTGTAAGTAATTCCTTTTGTATTGCTAGTTCTTCTTCTATTGGACCATATACTGCCTCTACAGCTCTTGTCACAGAGTTCTGTGCTGTTGTAAGGTTTCCTTGTGCTGCTTCTTGTGCTGCACTTAATCCTTGGATAACCGCACTAGCTAATAGTGTTCTTCTGCTTCTCTCCCCTCCTGTAGCAAAAGCTAGTGAACCCTCTTGAACACCTTGGTCTGTAATGGTTGCTAAGTCTTGTTGTAAAATTGCTTTCTGTTTTGTTATCTCTGAACCTATGTCTTGAACTTGTTTCTCGAACTGTGGAATACCTGCATCCACTTCTGATTGAGATGTAAATGCTGACTTACCAATTCCTGCGCTTGTTAGTTGTGAAAGTCTGTCTGATACGGCATCTCTTTCTGTAGTATCTGCAACAGCACTAGGAATAGCAGAAGCATTGATAACACTCTCTGCTCTAGTTGGTTGTGTCTGTGGTCTTATGTTGGCGTTTGCTTGTGGTGTTCCAAGAACATCAAAATCAATAGCGGGTGTTGTTGCTTGTTGTCCTATTCCTGCGTTGTTTGCTGTTTCTGTGAGTGTGTCTGGATTCATATTATAGTTATATTATACCACTTATTCCATTAAACCTTGCTCTTGAAGTAAGTCAAGTATTGCATCAATAGATGTTCTTGCTTCTGAATCAATAACTGCTCCACCTGTAGGGTCAGAGATATTAGATGAAGGTGTGATTATATCTGAAAAATCACCTGTTATGTTCTTAAGGTCTATCTTCTTATTATCTAGTCCATTGTGTTCATGGTCTTTAAATTGTTTGTCTAAATCAGCCATTAGAATAGTTTTACGTTAATAAGTTCTGGTGTAGTTGTTGAACTTGCACCAGTTGTTAGTTCAACCTTTATTTGAACTGTTGTAACATCTGAAATCTTTGCTGTGCTGTTGAAAGAGGATGTAGCTCCATAAGTGGCAAAATCAAAAGTAGCCATAACTGTCCATGTTGAGGATAGGTCTTTTCTATAAGATATTCTAATACCTTGTCCTGTGGTTAGGGGCTTGGCTAATGAAACTTCCACCTGTTGATAAGACTTCTTGTTAAGAGAACGAGATACTTGATATAGGGGACTTTCGATGTAAGCCTTATAAGAAGCATATCTGTAATCAGACTTACCGAAGTGGTCCATACCAAATGTAGAGTTGTATGACCAACCTACAAGATAATCATTACCAAGAATACTTGTAACATTACTAATCTTAACAGCACCGTTAGATCCAACCTCATCATTAGAAATAGTATTTCTTGTGTAAACACCATCTTGTATTTTATAGATACCTGCTGGAGTTTGTGTTGAACTGTCTGAACTTAAGCCTAATACCATTACTCTCCTTGATAAATCTAAACAGTCATCATAACTGGTTAAATCTTCTGTGAAGTTATTAAATTGAAATACCTCTTGTGCTGAACTAAGGTTAGTTGCACCTAATGTTTTTTTAGCTCTATCATAATAAATAATATTATTATTAGCTGAAAGTATTGGTGCTGCGATATCTGTGCTTAGGTCTACGAAGCCTGTCCATTGAACTGCGGCAGATACTGATTGTGATAAGTCCCAATAGTATAGTCTTGCTCCATAAGGTGTTCCTGCAATAGTTCCAACAGTATCACCTAATATAGAAGCTGAACAAACAAGGAAGTTAGCAACAGTTGCAATGTCTCTTACGACATAATTTTCTGGTAGGGTTAAGAACTTTTCAATCTTATTCCATGTTCCACTATTCCCTGGGGCAAATGTTCCTACTTGAGATAATCTTCCTATGTGTCTACCTCCCCCTATATATAAATCATTGTCAGCAGGGCTACTATGAATAGCGTTATATGTTTGTGCGTTAGTTAATCCTGTAAATGATACAAAATCGTCAGTCTGACTAGAACCAGCAGCAGAACTGGCATCTAAGTTGATTGTTGTATTATTTGCTGCATCTAAAACTATACCAAAGTCAGCCCATGGTGCAGACTTTCTGTTTGTAGAATCTCCTGGAGTATTTAAAGCTACTGTTCCACTACCTATCGCATAAGAATAATGAACACGGTCTTGTGTATATAAATCTAAGTTATCATCTCCTGAATAATAAAGAGGCGTAATAAATTCACTATCTACTGTGGGTGTAGCTAATACTTCTGGTGCAAGGTCTATCTTTAGAACTCCAGGTTTATCAAACATATCAACATTAACCATATCACCCATTCCAATGATAGGTGCTTGTATACCGTTCTTCCATGTATCGTATGATATTGTTATGTTTCCGTGTTTATCCATATTATAAGTTTTCTATTACCCAAGTTGACTCTGCTGGTTTATCTTCATTGTCCCATCCACTCTTTCTTTCTGGCACAACACTTTCTGTAAGAGACATTGTGTCAGTTGGCTGTGATACTCCAATGTAAGGATTAGTAACTGTCTCTGTTAAACTAGATGTATCTGTGACACTAGCTGTAAGTGTTGCAGGTGGTCTTTGAATCACTACTAATTGAGCAATAACTTTATCACTGGACATTGTTGCGGCATTAGTAAATGAAAGATTCCCTGTCGCACTAGCAGGACTATAAGGACCGTAGGCAGAAGCATAGGTTTTATCTGCTGCTGCATTATAAGTATCTAATATCTCTACCCATGTTGGGTCGTTGTTAGCAACTGCATAATCACTTATAGTGTTGGCTGCTGTTAAATAAGTATGTATAAAAGTAACTAATATACTGTCTGTCTTTACTGGTGTTACATCTATCCCCGTCATAGTAACAGTGAATGGTCCTGTTCCTGATACATTAGTGTTTGATTGAGTATCAAAGATATCTGGTGCTTCTGAACCTGAGAATCTGTATATAACACCCGCTCTAGGATTTGATATTGACCATGACCAAGTAAAGTCTGATGCTGCAACATCTCCTGAGTCAGCAATCTTGTAATAAATTAAAGACCTATCATCAGAAGCTGGGTTATCAACAACTAATTTTGTCCAACCAGAAGGTGCGGTTGGAGAACTTGTATTAATAGCTCCTCCAAAACCAGTAAGCATTAAATCACCCTCGGCTAATCCTGTGGGTTTTGTAAGTGTAATACTTGACCCTGAGCCAAATACTACGGTTGAAGATGATTCATATGCTACTGCCATAATTTATGCGAATTTTACTTGATAAGTAACTTGGAGTTTATCTCCAGATACTAAATCCTTTGAGGTTGTTAATGCACGACCAAGCATTATACCTGTTGTTGCGTCGTTGAAGATTCCAACTTCTTCTACTGTCTTTGTTCCTGATGCTGTAAACTCTTTGTAGAGTTGTAGAGTATCATTCGTTACTGTTGTGGTTTCACGTGTAACTGTTCCTGCAACTCTTTCAAGTCCAGAATCTGATATTTCAGCTACAAGTGTTGTTTGTGTTGCGGCTGGTGCTGTTGTGTCTGTTCCAACTGCTAAATAAGTAAAGGCAACCTGTGAGTCTACGTTTCCTGCTAAACCTGCAAGAGCTGCCTTCCCTGTATTCATTATAGTGTTAGAAATCCATCCAGTAGAATCTTTTAGAATTCCATCTGAACCGATAACTTCAACTTTTATTTGTCCTTTAACTGAAAGGTCATTTATGATTGGTAATTTGTCCATGTTATATATATTGTATTAATGTGTCAGATGTCTTAAAATCTGTCGGGAATTTTTCCTCCCATCTTTTAATGTAATAATCTTTAATCCTTGTTTCTACATCTAACCATTCTGACCTGATTAGTTCCCAGTTAGATAGTGTCTTGTTTATTCCTAAGAAGTAAGAAGCTCCAGTTGCAATAGCTCCGTGGAATTCTGATGAGAACCCTGGAATCTTTGTTGTGTCTGTGCTTGTAAAGGCTATTGAACCTCTATCAAACTGAACTCTTAGTGCTTCTGTTCTAGTTGTGTCTGGTGCGGGATATAGTTTAACTACATCTCCAATGGTTGCATAGTAAACTGGTTCGCTTGATGTGTCATTCCACTCTTTCTCTGAACGAAACTGGTTTATCTCTGTAATTGAGATAGCCTGTAATTTACTCCAAGTTCCACCTGAATTTTTGTATTCAACAGCCTTAACTGTTAATGCTTCTGTTGGTAATGTGTATGCTTGTCTATCTGCAACAAGTGATGTTAAAGCCACAGGTAAGTTAGTTTGGTTAGTGTCATCATATTGCCAACTACCGTATGAGTCAAAAATCCAAGTCCAAATCTTTTTGTTTGCCTCGTTTGTTGCTCTTGTTATTTGTTTTATTTCAACAGAAGTATCAATACCTGTCATGTCTCCAACTAATGAAACAATGTCTTGACCATCTGCGTTGCCATTATACTGCATACCTATATTATACCACTCATTCAATAAAACCTGTGTTGTAGTTATCTAGGAATTTAGAGAAAGTAGTATTTAACATAGGGGAATTTTCCATAACACAATGTCCACCTATTCCGCCTGGTTGATGTTCTAATTCATACATCTTAATATGTGGAACTTTCATCTTTTGATAGCCCTCATTGTATGCCTTGACAAATGCTTTATATGTTGTCTGATAATCACAGTTATTCTGCTTACAATACTCGTATACCTCCTTTTCAAGCAATACATTAATACCATAGAACATTAAATTGAATAGTTTTCCTGCTTCTGTATCTCTTGCAAAAGCTACTGGAGTTGCTGGTATTCCATACTTCTTTAATTCATCTGCAATAGTCTCACTTCCTACACCACCTACAAACTTAGTAAATGTCTTTAAACTCTTTTGGAGATGTGGGTGAACACCTGTAACGGGAGAATGACATGCCTTAATCTTTTCACAAGTTCCTACTTCAACAGTAGAATGAATCACAGTATGTAGTGGAGTGTATCTTTTCTGGTAGTTCCTAACAACTCTAGTGAACCCCGTTGAGAAAGGTATCGCTATATGTATAATATCAAAATGTTGTTTAGGTAAAGACTCCTTGTCGTGTGATTTACACTTTAGAACCTTTTTAAGTGCTGTTCCGATTTCTCCCTCCCCAATTACTAAGTGTTTCATATTTTTAGATAGTTAAACTGTGAATAATATAATGCTTTTGGTGATGTGCATTTGCCACCCCACATTGGCATACTTGACAAAGGTTTAAAGAATGGTCTAGTGTCTCCCTCTAGTTTTATCTTTGAATCAAACATCCAAACAACATCTCTGCTCGGCATTGTCTCTCCATACTTCTTTATAAGATTAGATTCTATCTTTCTTCTTCTTTTAAGCTCCTTGTTTACATTGCGAAGTGATTTGATTGCAAGTTTAGCTTGTGATTCTGCCATGCGATAGTTAAATCCTATATGATGATGAAAGAAAGTGTGGTTCTGGTCGAAAGCCATGTTTTTATAGTATTCCATACGCTCCTTGTGAATGTCATAGTTAGTAGTGCAGATACCTCCCTCTTCTGCGTGGATTATTTTGTTCGCATATAAAGAGAAACAAGTTATGTGTGCTTTAGAGTTAAACACAGCACCATGAGCTTCAGCTGCGTCTTCTATAACATATAGACCATATTCTTTAGCTATTGACACTATCTTATCCATGTTGCATAGTCTCCCATAGATATGAACAGCCATTATAGCCTTAGTCTTAGGTGTTATCTTCTCCTCTATCTTGTTTACATCAATGTTCAATGTGTCATCACAGTCTACAAAGACTGGTTTAGCTCCTGTATACTCAACTGCAAAGCCACAAGCTGCCATAGTGAAGTCAGGAACAATAACCTCATCACCCTCCTTGATACCACAAGATAGGAGTGCTAGATGTAAAGCAGAAGTTCCACTATTACAAGCAACAGCATGTTTTGATTTAACATACTGTGCAAACTCAGTCTCTAGTTTTTTATAAGTAGCTCCAGCCATTTTCTTTAAAGTCGTTAATTGTTCTTAGTAGTGCTTCGTCTAAGCTAACTGTTGGTCGTTCGTTGATAGTTTCATACAGTTTAGTGTTATCTGACTGTAAGTGCCAGATCTCCCAAGGTCTCATTCTTGATTCATCTGGGACTACTTCAATTTCTTTATCCCATAGTTCTGCTATTCTTTCTGCTAAGTCATACATCTTAATACCTGTCTCTGAACCCATATTGTAAACCTCTCCGAAGTCTCCACACTCTAAAAGATTAACTGCCATCTTCACAGCATCTCCAGCGTATTGAAAGTCTCTGAAAGAGTTATTACCTAATAGAACTTCTTTACCTTTACTTAGTTGGTCTACAATAACTGGGATAATATATTCATGTGTCTCTCTTTCTCCTACACAGTTAAATTGTCTCATGGCTATTGCAGGTGTTTTGTTCTCTTTCCACCTTGCTTGAATAAGTGTATCAATCGCTAGTTTAGAAGCTCCATAAGTTGAGTGAGGAACAGCTTGGTCTGATTCTTTAATCTTTCCATCTACATTTCCATATATCTCTGCACTTGATACTTGAAGTATTCCTTTAACTCCCGCATCTTGTGCTGCATTCATTACTAGCAAAGCACCTCTAGCGTTTATATCAAACACATGTAAAGGTCTCGCAAATGATACAGGAATATATGGTTCGGCTGCATAGTTAAATACATATTCAACCTCATGTTCTTCAAATAGCTTTCTTAATTGTGTTTCTGATTGTGTGATGTCGTGATACTCGAACTTTGCTTCTGGATGTATAAATTCTTTTCTACCTGTAATAAGATTGTCTATTACTAATACTTTACACTTCTTAACATCTATTAAATAGTTAACTAAGTGTGAACCTAGAAAACCAGCACCTCCTATAACTGCGACAGAACTTCCTTGTATTTCTCTTTTAATTTTTTCCATGAGTTATTTTCGTTAAATTTCTTGCCTTGTAATGAGAGTTTTGTAATGTCCTTATTATACCAGTAATCTATAGTCTTGGCAATTTCTACAGGGTCTATAATCGCACAATCAAACTCTGTCATTATCCTTTCCTTCTTATATCCTTTAATGGGTATTAAAATTTCTTTAGGTAGCCATTCATTCATTGGGAATCTATCCCCACACATCACGGGCATACCACTAGCAAACGATTCTTGAATAGGTAAAGAAAGTCCGTTAAACTTTTCTGGGAATACAAACACATCACCTTTGCTATATAGTTCTTCGAAAGGCACGTTATCTTTAATTATTTCTACACGAGGGTCATCACACTTTAAATCAAGTGATTGGCTTCTGATAATTAGCTTGATAGGGCTTTTTATGTGCTTCAGAGACTCTAGGAGTTCCTTAGTGCCATTCCTTCCACCTAGCCCACCATTTCCCGCATTATGGACAAATACTTTCGCCACGGTCCTCATTTTCCATTTAACATCTACTGGAACATTTATTCTTTTACCCTCTGGGTAGTATTGATGGTCTAAGTCTGACGGTGTGAGTATTAAGTCGGGAATATATCTTAAAGGGTAAGGTGTGCATTCATACATTGGCATAAGAGCAGTCTTAACCCCTTTAGCTCTTGCTTTAGGTATAATAGTCCAATCTATTGGAGTTTCAAACATCAGTATAGTATCGCAGTCTAGTAAATCCTCTGGTGTATCAACTCTATTGTCATACCAGTCATAGTGGTTCTTTCTAGTTGAGTGTGGGTATACAAAAACTTTATCTATTATCCCATTATTATAAAAATCTCTGGCTAGATAGCCGAGACCTTGATTTGTTGCAAATACTATTGCTCCAATCATACTGTTTTAGTATAAAGAAAAGCACTACCGTCTGGATAGAAGTTGACTAATGTAGTTGCTACAAAACCATTCTTTGTATAGAACATTCTTGCTATCTTGTTCTCATGTCTAGCAAAGGCGTATAGTTTAGTTCCTTGTCCTATCTCTTTCTCTAACATATTTATAAGCTTAGTTCCGATTCCTTTCTTTCTCTCGGAATTAACTGCTATATCATCAATCTCAACAGTATCTCCTTGTGCTAATCGGTATACTAAGAAATCTTTACCTTTATTTAGTGTTAATTTTTTCATATTCGTTTGGGTTACTATACTCTAAAAATATTACTTCTTTGGCTACTCTCTTTAACTCTGCTTCAATAGGATTCCATACCTCTTCTCCTAAGTTGTTCTTAATCATTACCTTAACTGATACACAGAAAGCTAAATCAAATTCGTTATCTTTATATGGTAAACTCTCTAGCTTACCAACCTTAAACTTCTTGTCAGTATATAGTTCTTTAGCCTTATCAATGAAGTCTGGTGATAGGTCTACTCCTATGTAATCTGTGAAGAACTCCGACCATCTACCATAACCACAGCCAGCGTCTAATACCTTCTTATTAAAGAATGGCTTTAATACATCTTCGTGCCAACGGTTAATTAAGTGCCAATCCATATCAGAAGTAACATATACAGAGTCCTGTATTCTATTAGACTGTTCTAGTCTTTGCTTCCAAAATGATTCTTTGTTTACAGGTTTTGACATAGTTCTTGAGATCTTTGTTTAATTGTGTGGTTGTTTTTAATCCACTCTACATTCTTTTTGATGATAGCTTCTCTTTGCTTGGGATTCTGTATGTAGTGTCCAACCTTAGCTTTTAAATCCTCGTAATCAGTATAGGTAATCAGATAAGGGAATTCCTTTTCTATTCCAGGAACTTCCTTATGAATTAGGAAACCTCCACGACCTAGTGTCTCTACAACTCTATTAGACCAGTAATTAGGAGAATAAACACTGTCTCCTACTACTATCTTTGTCTTAGCAAATAGTCTGTTAAGTTTCGGTCCTCTAACCTCATCAGGGTCAGCTTTACCAAACCAATGAAAGTCGAAGTCATCCCTAAGCTTCTTAAGAGTCTTGTTTCTATCATTGTATACATTATCAGTCCCCACGAACACTACATCATATTCTTTCTCTTCTTGTAAGGCATAACATTCTTCTTCTATTATTCCCTGTCTTAGTGTTGTGTGGTCTATACAAACAGACTTCCATTCCTTATCATGTCCGCCATCAGAAGTGAATACTTTATCAGCCATAAACATAAAGCCATTCTTTACTATGTATTCTCGTTGATAACCCCAATATAAATCCCATACCCAGCAGACAGTCTTGATACCTCTCCCTTTACAGAACTCTATAATCTGTCTAGGTCTTAGAACACTAAGCTTAGCCCATAGAACAAAGTCTGGTTGGAACTCTTCTATCTGTCCCTCTATTTTAGGAAACCTCTCTGGCATTCTTAATACTTCATGACCAAGCTGTTCAAAAGCTTGAGCAATGTATTCTTCATCCCACATCTTATTAAAGTTACCTATATAGAGTATTTTCATATTAGTTTAAATCCTTTACCTTTATACTTCTGTTTAAGTTGAGTATCTAATACATTCTCTGGGATAGTAAATGTAAAACCGTCTTCTTCTCTTAGTATCAGATATTCTTTCTTCTTTGCCTTGATGTTCAGTTGTTTGTTGAGAGGTTGAACCATTGAGTTGATGTGAGTGTTTAGTTGCTTCTGTATTTTCTCTTGGTTGTATTCCTCGTAGTTATCAGTCTTCAATGCTTCGTAATAGCTTGAGGCTCTGTAAACTTGGTTAGGGTCATACTCTTCATAACGCTTAACTTTTCTATCTCTATCTGCCTTGTCCTTGAGTCCTTTGTGAAGAAGGATAAATGGTGCGTGTAGGTTTAAATGATAAGCCCACTTAGGTGCTAGACCACAATGCAAGGGTCTATTCTCGAACTTATAGAATCCTTCTCCTAGTTTATCTTTCCATTCCCATCCCCAGAACCTAACATTCCAGAAAGACCAATCACTTCGATATCCTTTCTCCCATAGGTTCACTACATAGACATACCATGCTTGACCTTTAGTAGCGCAGTCTTCAAGTGTTTCACGAGTAACTAGAAGCTCCTCATCCATGTCTAAACATAGTGTGAAGTCTGGGTCTAACTTTGATACGTGGTTCTTTAAGAAGTCTTCTTTAATTCTGTGTTGGTTTTTACCCCATTCACGGTTGTCTTCCACTACAATGAAGTTCTTTAATCTAATCTTGTCTTCGTCAGTTAGGTTGTTGCCTAGTATGATAGTTTCATCACAGAGCTTTGTAAAGCAATCCAGAGTCTCTTGAAGATACTTTTCATTCGGACCACAAATACCGTAACCAACAATCTTCATTATTTTAAGTCGTTAAGATAATCGAAGTATTTTGTCTTATAAGCAATATTGTCATACATAGGTGTAATCTTTTGTAGCTTATGAGTAGCCAGACTTTCTACTGCTCCTTTTCTTTGGTCTTTGTCTACAATTTTCTTAGCTTCTGCAACCTTTTCATCATGTTCTGGTTCAATGAATCCTAGTTGTAGTTCTAATGTAGCTACTTCTTTAACTACAGCATCCTTTTGTGCTGCTATAACCTCTGCTCTTACTTTATTTATTTCGTTTTTCATCTTTTCTTTGTTTTTGTTTAAGTTTTTTTATAAATGGGTCTTTGTCTGGGTGAGATAGTCTACCCTCTTTAATAGCTAGGGTAATCTCATCTCCAATATACTTATCATAGGCTTTCGCCACATCTTCATTAACAACCTTTTCCTCTCCTTCGAGCATTCCCGAATCAACTATTGATTGTAGTTTTATCAAGTCCTCTTTAGAGAATAGCTTCCTGTCTGTTGTTAGTGCTTTCTTTGCCACATCTAACATAACATCTGCTTTAGGTTGTGTAGTCCACAGCTTATCTCCATATATAGCTGCTGCTTTCTTATTAATGTCTTCTAATATTTTAATATCTTTTTTTTTCATTACATTGAGTTTAATATTTGATTTCTAGCTTGACCTGTTGCGTCTCCTCCATCCTTCTTAGTGAGGATACGAAGTGACTTGTCTGGTTGTTCTACTCCATTAGTCTTGGCTTGTGCCATTTCATCAGCGTATGCCTTGTCTGTTATAACCCTGATGTCTTTAGCAAACCTGCTTTGAATATCAAAGTCTGCAAGGTTCTTTTCTTCCTTGTTAAGTTTAAAGTAGTCTGGGTAGTCTTCCTCTCTCTTAGATCTAACTAGAGCAGATACTTCTTTCCTTCCTGCTTCCCATTTTGAACCATCTGATGTCCCTATAAACTGTAGTCTCATCCTCTGTGCAATGTTATTGTGTTCAAAGTGAGTCAATGCCTCTATTTCGGTAAGTTCTATAACTTCTCCGTTTGATTTTGTTGCGAACCATACTTTGCTCATAATTTGTAGTTAATTAGTATGTATATATTATACCAACAATAGTAATTCTTGTAAACAAAAAAGACCCGATGAAGGGTCTTTAATGTCACATTGTGAACTAGGATTAGCTAGTAATGTATGCGTTTGATGAGTTAAGAACAACACCTCCGTCAGCTCTGACAGCTCCTACTCCGTAACTCATGTCTGCTACGGATAGTAATGCTAGGTTTCTGATTTGGTATTCAGCTTGAACTCTAATCTTCAATGGTGTAGGACCGAACTCTGTGTCAATAAAACCTCCGAAAGGTCTAATTCCATACATAAATGCGTTTGGAGTTAGTAGTAAGTTTCGGTAAGTTTGTAGTGAATTCACAAGGTTAGTTGTTGTATATAGAGGTATTCCATATAGTTGTCCTTTGAAAGCATGCTCCATTCCTGATTGTCCTGGAAGATTTCCAGATTTAATCATTTCAAATGTTGAAGTTTGGAATGTGTAATACTTTGAAATTCCATGAATTTGTGTCCAGTAAACTTCTGGGTGGAAGAAGAATGCAAAATCGTCAACTCTGAAATCTGCTGATTCTAGTGTTGAGATAGCTACTCTAATGTCTCCGTCAGTAATACCGTTAGATGTGTCTCCAACTGCTGTAGTTGATAGAGATGACCAAAGAGCTGCTAGAGCTGCTTCAAGTGTATTCATCAACAGACCTTGTGCTTGACGAGCGTAAGCTTCGTTAAGTCCGTAGTTTGTTGCTACTTGAGTCATTGTGTTATCTCCGAACATCCATGCTACATACACATGAGTAGTAACTGTGATTGAGTCATCTACTTGTGCCGCTACTGATGGTGTAATTTCTGTTCCCTCGGTTGACTGTGTTGAAACAGTTAATGCGTTTGTGTATAAGTCGGGAACATGAATCACGTCTCCTCCTGATACGATAAATTCTGATAAGTCTACACAGAAGTTTGAAAGCACTGCGTGTGGAAAGTTCTTTTCGTTCACGATAGGACTCCAAATTTCTGGGATAGTTGCAGCAAGGTTTCCTGCTGTATATGCGTTTCCTGTAATTGCCATAATAATTAATACCCGCTATTCAATAACACCTTTTTGTTTCATGAACTTTGTAAACTCTGCTTGTTTTTCATTCTTAGTAAGTTTAACAAACTTCTTGTTGCTTAGTGTATTAGCTTTGGCTGATATAGTTGGCGAATTGTCATCTAATCTGTCTTTAGCTCTTAAAGCTTTCAATCCTGCCTTAACAAATGGGTCGTTTAGAACTTCTTTGTCAGGGTCTTGGTTAAGTTGGAATATCTTGTCAGTTTCCTGTGGTGATAATCCATTATCATATCCGAACTGTCTTTTCTTCTCTGCTAATTCTAGGTTGGCAATTCTGTCACCTACATCTGGGTTTTTTGCCTTAGTTTCTAATTTATTTGTAAGTTTCTTTTTCTTGCGGTTAGCGATTGCTTTATACTTTAAAGCCTCCGATTTCCAATCTTTCTCTTCATCCTCTTCTACTTCTTCGTCTTCAACCACTTCTTCTTGGTCTTCAACTTCCTCTTCTACTTCTTCAACTTCTTCCTCAAGCTCGATGTCTTGGTTTTCTTCATTTGTCATAGTTTGTTTCTAGTTAATTATAATCTGCCGTTTATTATGGTGGCGAACCTGTAGATAGCTTTTGGACGGTGCTAGAACCGAACTACTCGTATGTGTCTTCTTTATTCTGTGAGAACTCTGTATGTGTTAAATGTTCTAGTAGTTGACCTTTTAATGCAGTTCTAACATTCTGTGCGTTCTTGATGATGTCACTTGTTAGATTGTCTACACTAGATACTTCTTCTATAAGCTTTGATATATATGCCTTAAGAACCTTTCCATCTTGTCCGTGGGATAGTTTATCAAATACGTCTTTTTCTTGTTTATTGAGTGAGAGCATTTTGTGGTGCTTGGTTAAGTGCTGTTAAATTAGGTGTTTGAGGCATTCCTTGTGTAACTTGTTGGCTTACCGCATTACTGTCTCCTAATAGTTTGTTTGGATTTCTACCTGTTAATGAGATAACTTGATTCAATATGTCATCTGCTCTAGGATCTCCCTTCTGTGCGAGTGTTTGGAATAGAGTAGTAAGTGTTGCCATCTGTGCATCTGTGTCTATCTCTTCTCCTGTGATGTCTAGTGTCATGTAGAACTTAGCTTTGTCATATGCTTTCTTGGGCATCTTAACAAACATAAATGGACTCTTGTTTACATCTCTTTCTACTTCACTTGCAATCTGTTCTCTATTAGGTAGTTTACCTGCTAGTAGTTCTGAATTGAACTTACGATTAATATTCCAGTTCATTACTGCGTCCTTGATGAACTCTGTGTCTTTCTCTCCGTTAGCAATAGCTACTGTATGTTCTTTGGTTTGCTTCTTGAATATAGGGATAAGCTGTGAGAAGAAAGAACGATAAAGGAATAGTCCAAAGTTCTCTCTCTTAAGTTCGTAATAACGTGCTGCTGAGTTAGCTAACACAACTCCTAGTCTAAATGGTGTTCCAGATGGTAGAGCTTCTCCTGTTGCAACTTCAAAGGCAAATGCTTTCTGGTCTGAATTATCCATCCAACCATTCTTTGATAGTTCAAACTCTTGTAAGTTCTGTGATGCCATAGGAACTTCTGTAATATTACCGTTAGCTCCTACTTCTAATACAGCTCCGTCTTGAACTTGCTTAGATAGGTTCTTAACTACAGCATTACCTTGTGTCTGCCATATTCTCTTAGCTCCGTAGATAAGGTGCTTTCTTCTTAGGTTCTCTGTCATGTTGACAGCAATTTGGTTCTCAAACTGTTTCTCTACTTCTCCGATACCTAACCAGCGACCGTCTTGTTTGTCCCAATGAGCTTCCTCTAAAGGAACTTCATCAATCTCTTCTTTGAATAAGATAGGTTCTGTTAAGTCAGGTGCTACATAAGATACAGATAGAACAGGGTCTTCACCTCCTTCATCTTTGATGTTTTCTTCTGGGATAAGTGCATACATTTCATATACATCTGTCTTACCATCGAAGTCTTGTTGATGCCAATCTGGGAATTGTGAGATTTGGTGTTGAGTTAAGCTATGTTTGATAATTACATATCCACCTTCTTCTGGTGCATCTTTAAGAGTAGTTGCGTCTTGATTAACAATCAGTTGTCGTAGTGGAACTCTCTCTACTGTTCCCCTTACCTTCTTAAGCACACAAGAACCATACTTTGAGTAGTCCTTGTTTAAGTCATTAAGTATTTGTCCGTAGTTGTCCTCTCTTGACCATACTTGAAATTGTCGTTTCATAAACCATACTGTGTTTGTGAATTCTTCTGCATCAGGAATGAATGTGTAGTTCTTTACATCAATGTCTGTTTGTTTCTCTGCTACGTTAGCTTTGAACTGAACAATGTTCATGAACAGCTTTCGTTGACCTTCTGAGTCTAACTTTCCATCTTTGTATTTAGAGTTGTAATATAAGTCTATTAAGTCTATTGTATCCTTTTGATTAAAGTAAAAACCTCCTGTTTCATCTGCAGAAGCACCAAAACGAACTGACTGACCTTTCTCGTCATCAATCAGAACGATGCTTTTCTTGAAGTTATTCAAGCTAATGTTAAGCGTTGTTATTATATCCATTACTTATATTATACCACCTATCTTATTCATACCTTGTTATTTCGAAATTTGTGTCCAGTGCTTGGTGGACATCTTTTGACAAGAATCTAATTGTGTTGTTCTCTGGTTCTAATGGAACTGGTGGTAGTTGCCATACAGCTAATGCTAGAGACATAATCATGTCATCATGAACACCATCGGGGACTTGAACCTTAAGTTTCCCTGTCTCTCCTAACTCATATCTCATAGACTTCAACTCATCTATTAGTATTGGGTTGTTAGGTAATCTAATCACTGCTTTGTCTAATAGTATACGAAGGTTCTCTAGTAAGTCTGACCTAGACTTCTGTGTGAACTTATAAGCATTAACATTAAGTCCTTCATTATTTAAATCGTCGAAGATAGGTTCTCCAACTCCTGTCGAGTCTACATTTATTAAAGGTCGTGCTGTGGCGCTTGTATAATCCATAGAAGCTAATCTCATTCTAGCCTTCTGTGTTCCATAGTCCATTTGATTGAAGCGTTCTATCTTTCCCACTTTAAAGGTATTCAGGTCAATAGGTGTAATAACAGTGAAGTCTTGATACTTGGCAATGTCTATACCTAGTTGGTATCTGTGAGTCTTGTCTATATCATCTATTCCTGTTGTGTAAACACATTCATCAACATTCCTGAAGTAAGCACCAGCTCCTTCAATGAACTTACAGTAATACTCTTGTTCGATTAAGTCCTCTGACATTCCCTCTGCTCTCTCTTCTTTCATGTCCTGCTCTGTAAGAATATTAGTATCCTTAATAGTTAGTATCTCTTGAAACCAGTCTTTATTGTTCCTAGCAATCTGTAATAGTTTGTGAGCATGGTTAGTTCCACGAGGTGTGAAGTTGAATATAGCCCAACCTCCATTAACCTTAAGAATAGGTCTAATAAAATCCCAAACCTCTGGCTTGTTAATTGAATACTCTGAAAAGACTACTCCTACTGGGTTAGTTCCAACTCCTGACTTAGAGAACTCATCTGCTGCAATAAGCTGAATAACAGAACCATTCTTTAGGTCTATCTTCATTTCAATAGAGTTCTTGCTTGCAATCAATTCATCAGGTATATGATCTAGCATTTTAAACCCATCGTTATCTATGTTATCCCATACAACCTTCTTGGCTTGTCTACCAGTAGGCAGGAAATAGAAATACGTCCCTTTACGTTCAAAGGCTTTCTTAATCATATAGTTCCAACAAGTCTTATCCTTACCAGAACGTCTATGCCATGTTATTACAGCCCTTTTAACACCCTTTTCCATAGCTTTTAACAATGGTAGTTGGTAGTCTCTTGGTCTGAACTTGTAAGGTATGCTAACCTCATGATTACTCATATTTGGCGAGCTTAACTGTTATCTCTCCACTTATCTTCTGGTCTATAGGTTGGCGAGGCTTACCATCTATGTAATTCCATATCAAACTAATCATTCTTTCATCTCCTGCCTTAGCTTTCTCGATTACCTTTTTTACTATTAAAACATCATCTCCTTCTTCTTGTCCTTCTGATATACGAGTAATAGCCTCCTTCAATTTAGTTGTCATTGATAGTGTCCCTTTCTTCTTGCCTTTTGGATTACCTGATTGACCTTTCTTGAATGTAGTTGATGAATCAGTTGCTATGTTAGGATTGCTCATATAGTTGCTTTATAGTTAGTAGTATACCATATAAAGCCATCTGTGTCTAAATTATACCTTTTCCTTTTGAAGAATTACTAACCTAACATTAAATAGATAGCTACTCCTATTACTATTAACCCTGCAAATGTTACTGCTGACATAATAATATCTCCTATTGACTCTATACCTTGTGATTGTCTTAACATCTTTTTTCTTTTTGCTGTGTATTTATCGTTCATGTTTATTTGTTTAGTTCATAATTCTCCCATCTTTTTGCCGCAGCTTTCTTTGCTCTCTCACTTCTTTGTTCTTTAGTCATATTACTAGCCGACTTCTTACCCATGTCTGAAAAATATTTCTTTATATCCTTGTTCATAATTTTGATTATTGAATATAGGTATGAGAGG